GCAGTTCGCCGGCAAGATACCTATGGTTCGCTTCCATGAGACTGAGCTGCGCTGTGATCTGCCTAATGGTGCAAGGATACAGCTGCTAGGTGCTGAAAATCCAGATTCACTCCGTGGAATCTACCTTGATATGGCCGTTCTTGATGAGATGGCTGACATGCCGGAGAGCTTGTTCCCTGAGATCATCAGGCCGGCGCTGAGTGACCGTAAGGGCAAGGCGCTGTTCATTGGTACACCCAAGGGCCACAACGCCTTCTATGAGCTTTATACGGCGGCTGAGAGCCAGGACGATTGGTACACTGCGATCCACAAGGCCAGTGAGACCGGCATATTGGATGCAGAAGAGCTGGATGCTGCCAGGTCCATGATGTCAGCTGACCAGTACCAGCAGGAATTTGAGTGCTCCTGGGTGGCTAATGTGCCAGGTGCTGTTTTCGGCAAAGAGCTGCAGCAGATCCAGGAAATGGGGCGCATCAGCAGTGTGCCATATGACCCGGCATACCGGGTTGATACGTGGTGGGATCTTGGCATAGGCGATAGCACGGCGATCTGGTTTACCCAAAGCGTTGGCCGCGCTGTGCATGTGATCGACTTTTACGAGAACAGGGGCGAGGGCTTGCCCCATTACGCTGCTGTTCTGCAGCAAAAAGAATATTTGTATGGGAGCCATAACGCGCCGCATGACATTGAGGTCAGAGAGCTGGGCTCAGGCAAGAGCCGGCGCGAGGTATCCTGGGATCTAGGGATAAATTTTAGGGTGGTTCCAAAGCTGCCTGTCGAGGATGGGCTCCATGCTGCACAGATGCTTATACCACGCTGCTGGTTTGATGCAGAACGCACGAAACCGGGGCTCGAAGCCTTACGACACTACCATCGTGCCTACAATGAAAGACTTAGAAGTTTTCGTAATACCCCTGTTCACGATTGGTCGAGCCATGCTGCAGATGCTTTTCGTTATTTGGCGGTTGGTATCAAGGACGCCAGGGCAACCGATAGACCACCGCAAGCATTTGCGGATTCGCACTATAACCCACTTGGATATGTAGGAGCTTAACCATGTCTGGATTGTTCGGGGGCAGCAAATCGCCAGCCCCGCCGCCACCTCCACCACCGCCACCGGCAAAAGCCATACCGGCCTCAGCTGTTGCAGCTGATACGGATGCAAAGATAAAAGACCCTAAAAAGGTCAACAAGAAAAAGACCCAGGTGACTGGCCCTCAAGGCGTCCTTAATGAGGATAGCGTTGAGTATAAGTCGCTTCTGGGCGGCGCAAAGAAGATGAAGTGACAATGGGGGGTGGCGGTCCATCAGATGGGGGCGATAGCCCCGCTCCAGACCCAATAGACAATACAGAACCGCCCGGAGTTCCAACAACACCGCCGCCATCACCACCGCCGGCTCCACCTCCCTCAGCGCCGGAGCCTGAGCCTGACAGACCGTCTGATAATCCAGGGACAAGGCCGCCGGACCAGATAGGCCCACAACCAGATCCTGATCCGATTGATCCTATTGACATCGATTTCCCGGATACATTCCCGGATGACGATATTGATGACGATGATGATGACGATGATCCGGGCTTTACATTGCCGCCTGGCACAACACCAGATATGCCATATGACGGCTATGTGCCGGACATAGAAGAGCCAGAGCGTCCAATAGCAGAGCCGGTTCAGCCAGATATTCCTGTCGATATACCGCCAGTAATACCCGATAACACACCGCCGATAGAAGCAAGGCCGCCGGTAGATGATCCAGTCGCAAATATGCCTTACGAGGGTTATGTGCCGGACATAGAAGAGCCGGAGCGACCCTTGCCAGAGCCGGTGCAGCCGGAAATGCCGGATGATTCTATAGCCGACACCACACCGCCAAGCGATTTTCCCTATGGCGGTTATCAGCCAGATATAGAAGAGCCAAAAAGGCCTGGTGCGCCCGGCTTTGACCCTGAGGCTGGGCCGACAATACCGGCTGATCCTGGCCCAGATCCGACCACACCGCCTGTTTATAACCCGCCAGCTGATGACCCACCGGCAACAACACCGCCGGCAACAGGACCATCTCAGCCATCAGGGCCGGAAGATACCAGCGGCGATGGCGATCCTAACGATGTTGTCAGGGGCGAGGAAGCTGGGCCACAGCGGCGCAAACGTCCAGGCCGGGCCGGTGAGAGCAGATCTATTTTGGGATCACAGACCTATGCCGGCAAAGGCAAAAATGTGCAGAAAAAATCACTGACAGGACAATAAATGGCAACAGTCGATGAACAAGCAGTAATCCTGCTAAAAAGGTTTTCCAGCCTGCAATCGCAAAGGCAGACCTGGGAGAGCCACTGGCAGGAAATTGCTGACTTTGTCGTGCCGCGTAAAGCTGACGTGACAAAGAAAAGATCACCGGGCGACAAGCGTACCGAGCTTGTGTTTGACAGCACAGCCATTCATGCAGCTGAGCTGCTGAGCGCCAGCTTGCACGGCATGTTGACCAATATGTCCACGAAATGGTTCAGCCTGCGCTATCTGGACCCTGATCTAGAGGGCAATGATGAGGCCAAGGAATATCTGCTGTCTGTGGAAGAGACCATGTATACAGCGTTCGCCCGGTCTAATTTTGCTGAGCAGATTCATGAGCTCTATCACGATCTAATTACATTTGGGACAGGCGTGATCTTTGTCGAGGATGATGATGAGTTCGATGTCAGGTTCTCAACGCGACATATAGCAGAATGTTATATATCAGAAGATGAAACAGGCCGTGTCGATACGGTGTTTCGCAAGTTCCAGATGCCGGCCAGGGCCGTGGTCAATGAGTTCGGCATCGACAACTTATCACAAAAAATACAAAAGACAGACACCGAGAATCCCTATGAGCTGGTGACCCTGATCCATGCGGTGTTCCCACGCCAGGATCGGGATATCACCAAGCTCACCAGCGAAAACAAGGCCTTTGCATCGATATATCTAGACCCGGAAGCCAAAACAGCATTGCGCGAAAAGGGCTTTGATAGTTTTCCGTATATGGCGCCAAGGTTCCTCAAGGCCAGTTTTGAGATTGGATATGGCAGATCACCAGCCATGACCGCCCTACCAGACATCAAAATGATCAACAAGATGTCTGAGGTAACCATCCGGGCAGCGCAAAAACAGGTCGATCCTCCCTTGCTCGTACCTGATGATGGGTTCATCCTTCCCATCCGCACTGTTCCGGGTGGACTCAATTTCTACCGCTCAGGCACCAGGGACCGCCTGGAGCCGCTCAATATAGGCGCAAACAACCCGCTGGGCCTGCAAATGGAAGAGCAGCGCCGCAAAGCCATACAATCAGCCTTCTTTGTCGATCAGCTCATCCTAAGCCAGGGGCCGCAAATGACGGCAACCGAGGTGGTGCAAAGGACAGAAGAGAAGATGCGCCTGCTTGGCCCTGTGCTTGGCAGGCTCCAGGCCGAGCTGCTGCAGCCATTAATCAACCGGGTGTTCTCTATATTGACCGAGCGCAAGGTTTTCCGGCCAGCACCTGAGTTCATGCGCGATACAACAATAGATATTGAATATGTAAGCCCACTAGCCAAAGCGCAGCGCCAGGGTGACATCCAATCTGCCATGCGCCTGCTGGAGCTTATGCAGCCAATGGTACAGCTAGATCCTAGCATCCTGGACAACATTGATGCTGACGGGTTTGTGAAGCACTTGGTCAAGGTTCTCTCGGTGCCGGCAACGGCAGTCAGGGGCCAGGATGAGATTGCCAGGATACGCCAGACCAGGGCAGCTGAACAGCAGCAGCAGATGGAGATGCAGCAGGCCATGCAAGCGGCTCAGGCAGCCGGTGAGGGCGCTCCGTTCATCCGCGCAGTCAGTGACCAGCAATGACGCCAGAGGACACTATAGCGCTCTACAAGCAAGTGTTCACGTCAGATCAAGGCGAGCAACTATTAGAGGATCTGGGCGTGAGATTTTGTGAAAATAGTTCAACCTTTTCACCAGATCCATACGAGACAGCTTACCGCGAAGGGCAGCGCACGGTGGTGCTTTTTATCAAATCAATGCTGCGAGATCGTAAACAGATAGAGGATATGATTGACAATGAGTGAAGAACAGGTAGCGGAGGTCTCAGCTGAGGTAGCCCCGTCTGTGTCAGAGGACTGGCGCTCAGCAATTCCTGAAGACATCAGGGACCATAAATCACTTTCAACAATAAAGGATGTAGGCGGCCTGGCTAAGGGCTTTGTCCACGCGCAGTCGATGATTGGCGCGGATAAGATAGCCATACCGGGCAAATTTGCGACAGAGGATGACTGGAACCCGGTCTGGGATAAATTAGGCCGGCCAGAAAGCGCAGAGGGTTACGAGCTCACAAACGAGCCAGGCGAAGGCATAGAGGCCAATGAAGAGATGCTTGGCTGGTTCAAGGGCGTGGCCCACAAGACCGGCCTGACGCCTGGGCAGGCGCAAAATCTTCTTAACGAATATAATGCCTATGCAGCCGAGGTTGGCCTGGATGAAGCGCCAGCGCCAGAATTTAGCCAGGAACAAGTCGTAACCCAGCTAAAAAAGGAATATGGCGCCGCCTTTGAGGACAAGGCAAGCGCTGCAGCTGGTGTTGTTACACAGTTTGCACCAGATGAAACTATGGTGACTGCCTACGCTGAGAACGGCGAATCATACCAGCATAGCTCGCTATCAGAGCTTGTGTTGGCTGATGGCAGCACGGTGGGAGACCACCCTGATTTCATCAGGACAATGGTTAATATAAGCGATTTTATTGCATCGAAAATCGGTGAGGACAGCCTGGAGGGCATCAAGTCTAGCGGATCATTGACGCCATCCGAGGCACAGGGACAGATAGACCAGCTCATGGCTCCAAAAGGCCCGTACTGGGACCAGCGGCACCCACAGCATGACTGGACTGTCCAGGAGGTTTTTAGATTAAGGGAGCTCTCCCTTGCCGAATGATGATGCCATGCTGCGCCTGGAGGTGCTGCGGATGACCCTGGAGACAGGATCAGCTGCGATTATAGCCAATCCTTTAGAGCAAGCAGAAAAGAATTTACAATGGGTCATACTGCCAGTTGATAAGCCTCAGGCCCAGCTGGCAAAGCCCCAGAGTAAGAAACCCGGACAAGCTGCATAGCCCCGGTCAGCGCAACTGTAACTGCAAAACCTTTCGTCCAACACACTGTTGGGTAGCGATTTTTTGTAAACGCTTAGTGAAAGGAGGGTGCTATGAGCACTCAAATCACAACCGCGTTTTCCCAGCAGTTTAGCACTAATGTACAGCTGCTTTCTCAGCAGACCGGCTCCATCCTACGGGGCGGTGTGTCTGAGGAATCAGTGACTGGCGAGAAAGCCTTTTTCGACCAGGTCGGTGCAGCTGCAGCGGTAAAACGCACGTCACGCCATCAGGATACCCCGATGGTTGATACCCCACATAGCCGCCGGATGGTGACTATGGATGCCTACGAGTGGGCTGATCTAATTGATGATGCCGATAAAGTTCAAATGCTTATTGACCCTACAAGCACCTATGCCCGTGCGGCAGCGGCTGCTATGGGCCGGGCGATGGACGATGCCATCATTGCGGCAGCCACAGGAACGTCACTGACCGGCAAAGCTGGAGCGTCAAGCACAACAATGCTTGCTGCTAACCAGATAGCCAATGGCTCAGCTGATATGAGCGTGGCAAAACTGATTGAGGCCAAGAAGATCCTTGACCTTGGTTCAGTTGATCCATCAATACCCAGGCATATTGCCCTGGGGCCAGACCAAATTGAGGCGTTGTTGAACACCACCTCTGTCACAAGCTCTGACTTTAATACAGTCAAAGCCTTGGTGCAGGGTGAAATCAACACATTCATGGGCTTCCAGTTCCATGTGACCACTCGCCTTGCCAAATCTGGCAACATTCGCACCTGCTTTGCCTGGGCCGAAGACGGCCTCAAACTGGCGGTGGGTAAAGACGTAACCAGTCGTATCGATGAAAGATCTGACAAATCCTATTCTACCCAGGTTTACTATTGCGCCCAGTTCGGCGCGACCCGGATGGAAGAGGAAAAGGTCGTTCAAATCGATTGCGATGAGAGCGCATAGGGGGGCTTGTTATGACAACTAAAAACTCAGATCTGGTTGCTAACTTTGAAGCCAGCCCACAGGTGTTTAACAATGCGGCACTGCTTGGCGGTGAGCTCCGCGTTGCTCAAGGCACCATTGAGCTTGTTGCTGGTGATAGCACTGACAATGACATTGTCATGCTGGCGCCAATACCAAGCCATGCAACGATCCCGCAGCTGTTTATCGGCACCGATACATTCGGCGGGTCATGCACTTTCAACGTAGGTTTGTATCTGCCTGACGGGACTGTCAAAGACGAAGATGTCTTTGCATCCTCAGTGGCCGATGCAGCTGCAATGGCTGATGTACGCTTTGAGGCGGCAGACATAAACACTGCCGGCCAGAGAGTGTATGAGCTTGCTGGTGATTCGACTGATCCCGGTGATTACTACTATGTTGCGGTGACTTTCAACGCAACTGGTGGCACTGCCGGCACCATGTCGTTCAACATCGTTTACGTTGTAAACTAACCGAGATAGGCCAGCTCAGAGATGGGCTGGCCGTTTCTTTGAGGGAAACTCATGGCATCTGTTGTTGATATCTGTAACAGCGCACTGAACCAGATCGGGGCAGCAAACATCACTGCTCTGACCGAGGACAGCAAGGCGGCGCGTGTCCTAAACCAGCGCTATGAATTTGTCCGGGACATGGTGTTCAGAGCCCACCCTTGGAACAGCCTGATCACACGCAAAAAACTAGCAGCTGACAGCGATGCCCCAGCCTTTGAGTTCGCATACGCATTTACATTGCCGACAGATCCGTTTTGCTTGCGCGTCCTACATCTTGATTTTCACGATATAATCTACCGGGTTGAGGGCCGAAAGATCCTAACAGACGAGGCTGTTGTAAACCTGGTATATGTGGGGCGAATCACTGACCCACAGCAATATGACACGCTGCTGACAGAGACCATAGCCACAGCGCTGGCAGCTGACGTGAGCTACAACATTGTCGGCTCATCCACGCTAACACAGACGCTGAACCAGCTTTATAACACCAAGCTATCAGAGGCGCGCTTTGTCGATGCAACAGAAGGCACTCCGGCCAGCGTCACAAGCGTTGCAGCTGCCGGCTCGCTTGAGGCTGATACCTTTATCAGATCCAGATATTAATGACAAAAGCCAGCCCAGCCCTCAATAACTTTACAGCCGGTGAGCTCTCGCCGCGCCTGGATGGCCGCACCGACATTGTCAAATATTTCCAGGGCAGCAGGAAACTAGAAAATTTCACGGTGCATCCTCATGGCGGTGCTTCACGGCGGCCAGGCACTATCTTTGTGCGCGCTGTCAAAACAGCATCTGCAAAAACCAGGCTGATACCTTTTGAGTTCAATGTCGAACAGACTTACGCCCTGGAGTTTGGCAATGAGTATTTTCGCATCCATAAGGATGGCGGCACAGTTGTGTCCAGTGGTAGCCCGGTGGAGGTCACGACAGTCTATACAACGGCGCAGCTGCCAGATCTAAAATATGTGCAGTCAGCTGACGTGATGTACATCGTACATCCCAGCCATCCCGTCTATAAGATTACCCGCACCAGCGACACTGCCTGGACATTTACCCAGGTAGATTTTCGCCGGGGTCCAATGCAGGATGACAACATTACAGACACAACGCTTTTGGCGAATGGCAGGACAGGCAGCGTAACAGTCACAGCCTCAGCTAGTTTGTTTGTTTCAACGGATGTTGGCCGGATAATCAGGCTTCATGATGGCTTTGCCAAAATCACTGCCTTTACCTCAGCCACTGTGGTCACAGCAACTGTGCAGGAAAATGTCGAGCGCAGAAGTGAGTTGATGCCATCAATGACAGCCACCACACTGGCATTTCACGAAGGCGACCCATCAGCCACTGGCCTGGAGCATAATGACCGCATCACAGATACCGCTGGTAATTTTGTAAAAGAAGGCTTTAAGAAAGGCATGAAGGTCACGACCACCGGGGCCGGCACTAGCGGGAACAATCAGGCCGCTATTTTGCTTGTCCAGGTCACCGAGGACACAATGCTTTTTGCCCCATCTGTTGATGTAACAGATGAGAGCGCAGGCCAAAGCATTACCATAGCGGGTGACCTAGAGGCTGACACAGATTTTGCCTTGGGCGCTTTTTCGGTCACAACAGGTTTTCCGGCAGCTGTCGCGTTTTATGAGGAACGGCTGACCTTTGCCAATACAACGGCGCAGCCCCAAACAATATTCTTTAGTGTAGCCGGTGACTTTGAGGATTTTGCTGATGGCATCGATGCAGACGATGCGCTGATCTATACCATTGGATCTAACCAGGTCAACGTGATCCGCTACCTATCATCAAGTAGGGCGCTTATTGTCGGCACGTCTGGCGGTGAGTTTGCAGTTACAGCATCAGGCGGCCCAGAGCCGCTCAGCCCGACCAACGCACAAATCAAGCGCCAGGCCTCATATGGCTCTGCCAACATCCAGCCGGTGCAAGTCGGTAACGTCACGCTCTTTGTGCAGCGCGCCAAGCGTAAGATCCGCGAGCTGGTCTACAATTTTGATACGGATTCATATCAGGCGCCTGATCTAACGATACTGGCAGAACACATAACAGATAGCGGCATTGTTGAGATAGCGCACCAGCAAGAGCCAGATAATGTGGTCTGGCTGGTTCTAGATGATGGCCGACTGGTCGGCATGACATACCGGCGCGAAGAGAATGTAATTGCTTTTCACAAGCACCTTTTTGGCGGCAAATCAGATACCGGCAAAACAATCACTGTGCAAAGCATTAGCTTTACGGCTAACAGCACCACGGTAAACACAAGCAATAATCGCATCACGCTGTCTAGCCACGGCCTGACAACCGGCGATCCAATTTACTATAACGCCAGCAGCAATTCGATTACTGGCCTTGATAATGAGAGCGTCTATTTTGTTATAAGTGTGGATAGCAATACCATCAGCCTGGCATCCAGCGCAGCAAATGCCTCTGCCGGCACGGCAATCACGCTGTACTCTGCGCCAAGCAGTGACACCACACAGCAGTTTTTCCAGGGCGTCAATATCGCTAACTCTAATATCTACTCGGCATCACATGGCCTCAAAACAGGCGATCTCATCTTTTATGAAACACCTGGCACGGCTATCGGTGGCCTGGCAGAAAACACCAGATATTTTGTGCAAAAGATCTCTGACAATGAGTTTCGGGTTGCAAGCTCGCTAGATTTTACCAATGACATTGTCGCGCTAACATCTGCGCCAGCCACTGAGCAAACCGATAAAATCCTGACCCATGCCAAGGTTGAGAGTATCGCCACGGTGCCGGGCGATCTAGACGAGGATGACATCTATGTCATCGTGCAGCGCTACATAAATGGCAGCACTGTGCGCCATGTCGAGTATTTTTCTAACTATGATTTTGGCTCGGATGTAAATGATGCCTATTTTGTTGATTGCGGCCTGACCTACTCCGGCGCAGCTGCCACAACAATCAGCGGTCTGACGCACCTAGAGGGCGAGACAGTCAGCATCCTGGCAGATGGCGCCACGCACCCAGACAAAACGGTGAGCTCTGGCTCCATAACGCTAGAGCGCGCAGCTGAGGTCGCTCATATAGGCCTTAACTACACCTCAACGATGGAAACCATGCGCCTAGAGGCCGGCGATACTGAAGGCACCGCCCAGGGCCGTATAAAGCGCGTACACGGCGTCACCATGCGTTTGTATAGGTCGGTTGGGGCAAAGATAGGAAGCAGCGAGAATGAGCTTGATATCGTGCCTTTCAGATCCAGTGCAAACGTCATGGATACTGCAACGCCATTATTCACAGGCGATAAAGAAATAGAGTTTAGGGGAGGGTATGAGACCGAGGCCAGCATTGTTGTCCAGCAAGACCAGCCCCTGCCACTTACCATCTTGGCGCTATATCCGCGCCTAACCACATTTGAGAGCTAATGAACATTGTCCCATATTTAACTGATCACGTTGATCACATTATTAAAGAGCGCACCAATGACCAAAACCCAGAGGATTATAAGCGCTATTTTGGCTTTGGCAGCGGCCTGGATCAGCCCGGCATGGCTTATACAGCCTTTGATAACGGCCACGTTATCTGTTCTGCCGGCATCAAAAAACTATGGCTGGGTGTTGGCGAGGCCTGGATTGTTAGCAGCTGGCGCATCAGAGAAAAGCCGATCGGCGTGATCAAAGCCATACGCGCCAGGTTCGATGACATTATTGAAACCAATGAGCTGCACCGCGTCCAGGCCGCTGTAAGGGCCGACTGGGACGAGGCAGTCAGATTTGCCGAATATTTAGATTTCAAAAACGAGGGCCTGATGCGCGGCTATGGCGTTGATGGTCGTGATTATTATCGTTATGCAAAGGTGAAATAATGGCTAAAGGTTTGATGCTCGCCAGCGCCGCAATGAGTGCTGTTGGCGCAATGCAACAAGGCAGAGCCCAGGCACGGGCTTATAACTACAACGCGCAGATAAATGAGCGAAACGCGCTTGTGGCCGAGCAAGAGGGCGAGCAGCTCATCCTGGAGAATGAGGACGCAATTGTCAGGTTCAAGAGGGACTTTGCAAAGCTCCAGGCGGCAACGCAGCAAGCACAAAGATATAATGGCTGGATAGCAAGTGGCGGCACCCCGCTAAAAGTGGCCCTGGCTAATGCAGCTGAGGCAGATGAGGAGATTGCGGTTCGGCGTTACAACGCAAAAGTTGGCAAGCAGCAAAAAGAAGAGAGCGCGCTGCAACAAAGGATGCAAGCCAACCTCAATAATCTTTATGCCTCTGCTGCTAGGAAATCATCCTTTATTAGCGCAGGCTCCAGCTTGCTGAGCGGCTTTGGCCAGGCAAAGGCGCTAGGCTGATGAGAGTTCCTACATACAGCCAGCAGACGCAACGCACAGCAGCTGTTGGCGCTCAGCCAATGACTGTCCAGGCAAACCCAAATGCTTTGGCTGCGCCAGGCAGGGCTTTGGCCCAGCTGGGTGACACGGCCTTTAGAATCAGTGCATCATTTTATGAAGCAGAAAAGAAGGCAGAACGAGCCGGTCAGGTTGCCGGGCGGGTGGCGCAGGCAACTAAGGCAATCCAGGATTTTGTTTTAGACCCCGACAATCAAAACAGAGTTTTTGAGACCAACGGCGAGGCGTCTAGTTTTTTTGATACCAGCATGGCGCCAATCCGCATGATGGCTATGGAGGGGGTTACAGATCCACGGGTAAAAAGCCAGATAGCGACCCAGTTCTCTACTATTTACGAGAGCAGCCGCCTGGGTTTTATGAAAATAGCCCGAACCAATTTGATTGACCGCAACATAGCAAAACTTTATGCGACAGCAGACGGTTTGAAGGAAAGGGCAGCTATTGGCAGCCCCAGCGATGTCAACGCTGCAAACATAGCTTTGTTTGAAAACTACAACGACACTGGTCTGGGCCTTTATGATCACATGGCCCAGCTGGGCCTTATCGATGAGCAAACAGCGTTAAAAAACAGAAAATCTGCCGGCAGTGATATTGCTGAGACGCAAGTCAATTCTGAACTCAACTCAGCTGTCCTGTCTGGTGACGCCGGCCAAGCTGATGAAGTCATCCTAAAGCTGCTTGATTCCAAGGAATATAAAGGCCTGGACGCTGAAACGCGCACCAGCCTGACAGCAAAAGCAACATCAATATCAGACAAATTATTTAGGCGCGCTGTAACTGAAGCGGAAAAGAAAGAAACGTCTGACGCTAAAAAACTTAAAAAGAAACAGGAAAAAACTGAACGTGGCTTTTTTGCCAGGTTCCGGGCCGGCAGTATGGAGAACGCCACAGATGCTCAGATCCAAGCCATGCCGACAGAGGTCGATATCAGTGAGGCACTGTCACAAGGAGACATCCGGGAGCCGGCAGCAGACGCCTTGATTAAGCTGGTGCGCGGCGGTGATGCGCCTGTCGATGACGCGCAGTTTGTAACGAATATTCGGCAACAAATTTTAGCAGCAGAAACAGAAGCTGAGATCAATGAGCTCGTTGACACGGCCGCAGCCGCGCTGGGTCCGAATGGAAAGATTACGCAAGGCTCGCTTGAGAAGGTCATATCACTTGCAGAATCAACCAAGGCAAAAACCCCTGAGGTCGAAGAAATCAAAATGTATGAAAAAGTCTTAAACAAGCTCTTACAGCAAGATGCAGGCCTTACAGCAAGTTTTGACTTTAGCGAGACAGTCAGGCGCACAGACGCATTAGATCATTACTTACAGCTGACCAGTGACCCTGACATGCGCCTGTCGGGCAAAGAAGCATATAATCAAGTAAAAGAAATGTTTATTCGGTCCCTCGACCAGAAGCTCGCTTTTCTTGCGCCAGCGACTTTGGTGCGTGAGGCAGTCGGTAAACCGGCCAGCCAATGGCTGCCGGAGGACATTGCAAAGGCTCAGTTAGCGGTAACAAACAGTAACCTTAACGAGATTCAAAAAGCCTTAGAGTTTGAAACCATTGGCGAGATTCAATCGATAGCAAGAGCAAACGCTCAAGCAGTCATAGAAGCAGATAACGCAGCAGCAGCTGCAGAGAACCAAGATGGTCCCGGATTACTTGATCGACTTGGTGCGTGGCTAAAAGGCGATGATGACAACACTATAAGGACACGCTAGTGGATTTTCTAACCTCATTTGCGAACAGCCGGCTAGATGCCAGAATGGCAAATGGCAGATATGCCAAGGCTATCCAGGACGCATCAGAAATTGAGCTGGATGTTGACTACATCCTTAAAAAAGATGTCATGCCGACCAACACAGCTGAAGAGCTTGATGAGAGCGAGCTGATAGATATGAGTTCGCCCACTGGCTCCAACTGGGCTGCCGCCAGTCAGCGCATTTATGAGACCTTTCGGGGCGACAGAGATCTGAAAGGCCGGAACATGGCACGAGGCGCGCGCGAGCCGCAGACGCCAGAAGAATATGCACAATGGGGCATAGAGTTCATTGGTCAGATGAATCACAATTTCTCAAGCATGGCCGTCAACACAGTTAAGCTGAACGGTCAGGACGACATGACCAAGCTGGCAATGCACCATCTGTTCCAGGATTATGAGCGCTTGCCCGGCATGAGCTGGAACGGGACCAAGCGGTTTTTCAAAGGTATAGCTACAGATCCAACGACATATATAGGGCTAGGCACTTTAGGTTTCGGGACATTGGGCGTTGCCGGCGCCAAGCAAATGAGCAAGCAAGGTTTCTCGCGTTTGTTGCGTGGATCTCTTAATCCCAAAATGTTGGCCGCTTATGAGGGAGCTGGCTACACCGGGGCTTTCGACCTAATGCGGCAAAATGTTGACGTGCAAGCCAAAATCCAAGATGAGCTGGACTTTGGTCAAGCTGGTTTTTCTACGGCTCTTGGCGGTGTGGCTGGACGCGCGTTAGCTGAGGGCGTTGACCAGGTGGTCAAAAACGCACCGGCCATAGCAGGAGCTGTGCGCGAGGGCATCGATCAGCTGGGCCAGGCAGCTGATGCCAGGACTTTGCAAAGAGCCCAGGAGACCAGCGTCCAGCTCAATACTGGCGTTGATCCAATGCAGGCAATAGATGCTGCCTTGTCTGGGGCTGGCAGAGTAGTGCGCGATCAAAATGACCGTGCTGTTGATGCTGCCAAAAACGTAGATGAGGCAAGGGCGGCCCTAGAGGCGTCACCAAATGACCCGGTACTGAAGCAACAATATTTGGATTTGCGGCGAGCGCGTGATGCTGAACTGTCTCAAATGTCCCCGACCGAGCAGCTCAAATTGGATGTTAGTTACAGGATGCAACATCAACCTCGCGGCCCACAGGACGGCGGTGGTAGGCTTGATGACATCACGGCTGGCGGCGAGTTGTTCCCTGATGACGTTTATTCAGCAAATGGCTTGCGTTTTTACGGCAACCCTAATGACTCATTCGACCGGCAGTCTCATGCGGCCATTTTAGCGGCGCGTGGCAATCCAGAAGCTGAAATTACGATTTATCGTGGAGTGCCGACAGACGTTAATCAGATAAATGCTGGGGATTGGGTGACGTTAAGCCCTGATTATGCGGCAATGCACGCAGCTAGTGGATATGGCCCAAATGGGGATCAGGCTGGCAAGGTCATATCGCAAAGGGTCAAAGTCAAAGACGTATTTTCAGACGGCAATGACCTAAATGAATTTGGGTATTTCCCTGCTGATTTAGCTGAACTTGGCGTCAAAAAGATTGTGCCGCCGACAGAAACGGAGCCAGGCATAATAGCGTTTCATGGTTCTGGCGCAGATTTTGATGAGTTCCGGCTGGAGATGATTGGCACTGGCGAGGGCGCACAGGCATATGGCTATGGGCTGTATTTCACTGATAGTGAGGATATAGCCAAGTTCTACCGTGATTCTATTGGCAGAGGGCGGTCTAGCATAGTCTATGACGGCAGCAGCGTGAAAAACGCCAGAGAGGTTGACGGCCTTACAGACCGTGAAATGGTTTTGGATAATATAGCAACTGAAATGGCCTTTTTTGACCAAAAGCCAGCAAATGTCATTGAGAAGAAAATAAAGTCACTAAAAGCAAGAATTGACGACCCTGTTGAGATTTCGCCATATGCAGATGATGCGGAAGCACAAGAGCTTGCTGATTTGATAAGGCAGTCTGCCCAGCGTGATTTGGAGATTTACGAGAGCCTTGACCCCGACAAGTTTACTCGCGGCAAAATGTACAAGGTCGCGCTGTCTCCCAAGCCTGATGAATTGCTGGATTATGATCTGCCATTTGCAGAGCAGTCAAAGGACATACAAGAAAAACTGCTTCAGGCTGGGTATGAGGTTGACCCTAGAACGTCTGGCTCTGGGGGCATGATCCTAGAAGCAATCATGTCAAATGTTGGCCGTGAGGGCGCACATTTAGAACTTGGTGGGAAAAGGAGCGATGCGAGGCAAGTTGCGTCACAGCGTTTGGCTAATGCTGGCATCCCAGGCATCAAATATTTCAGCGGCAATTCTCGCACCACTGCTGGCGGTAAACTAATTGATGTGTCGCAAGGTGATGACGGTTTCCGCGCAAAGGTGGCTGTTGAAAACAGGAGTATTGGCGGCAAGGGTCGGGTCATTACAACCAGTCCACCCTATAAAACAGAGCAAGAGGCTTTAGATTGGGCTGAAGAAGCCACAAAAAGAGCAGAGCGCAACTATGTCATCTTTGACGATAAAGCTGTCAAAATCCTTGAGAAATACGGCATTGCTGGCCCTGTGGCTGTTACAACAGTCGGCGTAAAATCGTCACAAGACAATGATGACACCGTAGCCAACGCTTCAGAATTATAGTACCTTGTTATAAAGTAGGGGCGCTGTGAGGCGCCCTTTTTGCTGGGAAAATCATGGCACTTACAGATCCTAAGACACCTGAGGGCATGGCCTTGCAGGGCGATTTACTGCGCCCGTTAGAGGGCAACGAAATGCAGCCCGTCCAGACTGCTGGGCTATTTGACGCGCTTGGCAAGGCAGTAGGTGGCCCGGTCCTCAACAAAGCTCAACAGCGCCTGCGCGAGCTGCAGACACAGCCACAGCCGGCAGCCCCTGAGATTGCTACAGATGCAGTGCCGGTTGATCCTGTTTATGAGGCACAGCTTAAAGCAATGACCGCGCCGTATGAGCGAGGCCCGTCACCACAATTCGGCAAATCTGATGAAGAGCTAATTGGAGATTTTACCAGCGATCAGCCGGTCCAAGTTGGTGAGGATGGTTTGCTTACTGACTTTCGCGCGGTAGGAGCTGCAGGGGATGAAAAGATCCCAAACGAGGGCCGTGTGCTGGCGTCCATAGAGGCCATCAGCAAAACCTACAGCAGCGAGATTACTGATGCCACGCGCGGCGAAATGGAACAAACGGCGACCCGTGATCTTGCAAATCTTTTAGGCACCAGCCCAAAAAATCTAACTCGCAATATTTTAGCTAGGGAAAAGGGCGGCGTCATTACGTCAGAGCTGGGCCTGGCAGAAACCATGCTAGCAGCCAGGGATTTGCTTGTAAGGGAAATTAAGAACTTAGATGAGCTGGCGCTAAAAGCAGAGACAGGAACAGATGAAGATGCCCTGATGTTTCGCGCGCAGCTAGAATTAGTAGGCCAGCTGCAAACACAGATAAAAGGCTCACAAACAGAAATTGCAAGAGCTTTAGCGCAGTTTAGGATTCCCGCACAATCAGGCCAAGAGCCAATAATGCGCGCCGCAATGATGACATCAGTACTGGATGAGTATGGTGGTTCTGGCGACATACGGAACATTGCCAAAATGTACAATCAGGCAGGATCAGCGCCTGGCAGGGCTGGGTTTGCTCGGAAGGTAAGCAAACTTAGAGGCAAAGAAATTGCTGATGCTGCCTATGAGGCATGGATTAATATCCTTTTAAGTAACCCGGTTACGCATATGAAAAACATTGTTGGCGCGTTTTTGACCACAGGCGCTCATGTGCCGGAAATGTATGGCGCTGCTATGGTTGGTGGCATGAGGCGCGCTATGGGCGGCCAGGGCGGCGCTACAGCGTCAGATGCCCACGCAGCTATGTTTGCCTCTATGATGGCGCTGAGAGAAGCCTGGGGAGCTGCAAGTCGGGGCTTTTTGACCGGCGAGAGAGTAATTCCAGGCACCAAGATAGAAGGCGGTTTAGGACGCCGCCCAGGCAATGCATTTTCTGGTGAAGCGTTTGGTGCTCAGGGTCCATTAGGCACCACTATAGATGGGCTAGGCCACCTCTCAACCCTTGGACGAGTGCCAACCCGTGCGCTGGAATTTGAGGATGCTTTTTTCAAAGTGGTTGCACAACGCATGTCCCTTTATGAGCAAGCTATGCGGTCAGGCCGGCAGAAGGGTTTTACCGGCGATGATCTGGCTGAGCATATTGCTCAGTATGTCTACAACCCACCGCCTAACGCTGCAAAGCAGGCAGACGCCCACGCTAAATATGTGACGCTACAAAGTGAGCTGGACGAGGTTGGCAGAAACATTGGCGGCCTGCGGAAAATACCTGGCATGAGGTATTTCCTGCCATTCTTTAAAACGCCTTATAATGCTTTTAAATACGCCATGTTAGACCGCACAATAGTAGGCATAGGCTATGGCGAAAGCAGCAGGGCAATAAAAAGAGCAAATGCACCAGGCGCGTCTATGGCTGACAAAGCTGCTGGAGATCTGGCAATCGCCAGGATTTCTATGGGCTCAATGACTGCGGCCATGATATTTGGCTTTGCTGTAAACGGAGAAATTACCGGCAAGGGTCCAGCTGATAGAGGTCTGCGCGCATCGATGATGCGTAGTGGGTGGAAGCCCTACTCTGTGAAGATTGGCGATACATATTACAGCTATCAAACAGCAGAGCCTTTCTCGACAATCATTGGCATGGCCGCTGATGCAGCTGAGGCAATGTATTATGGGGGCATGACTGCTGACAAAAGTGAGGATGTTTATGCGGCGATCGCAGCTGTCATTGGCAACCAGCTTACCAACAAGACATTTATGCAGGGCTTCAGCAACTTAATCAAAACACTAAATGACCCGGTTCGTTATGGTGAATCAACGGCAGATAATTTTATAAGATCTTTGACGCCTCGGATAGCGGCCAGTGCTGAGCGTATTTTAGATCCAACTGTAAGAGCAACGCAGGACAAGATAGATTTGTTTAGAGCTCAGATACCTGGTTTGAGTTCTTCTTTGCCAGCCCGGCGCAATTTTTGGGGCCAAACAATCTACACTAGCGAAGCAGCTGGCCCCGATATCATCAGCCCAATTTACAAAGGCCAGTTCGGGCCAAACCAGCTGGACCCAGACCCCGCTCGCGCTAAACAGGCCTTTGAGCTCGACCAGGAGTTCAAGGCTATTAAGTGGGGGCCGACAGATCACCCAAGCAATTTTGATGACATGATTGAGTTCGGGCCAATGATGAAAGCCCGGTTTCACGACTATGCCGGCATGAGAGCCCTGCAAACAATTACCCAGACTGTGGGGATGCCGGAATATCAAAAGTTCCGCAATGCCTTTGTAAACAACGGAGACAAGCTTGCCCGTGATCAGGCCATCTTGATGCTGCGTAGCGCCACGCTATCAGCTAGGGAAATGGCAAAAGCTGACTTGATGTCCGACAAAGAATTTGGCCCTGAGCTGATGGAGCTTATTGGAAGAGCAAACGACAAAAGATCCAAGCAGGCAGATAACATTATGGAAGTATTGAGATGACAGTATCAAGCACCGCAAATAAAGTTAGCTATTCCGGCAACGGGTCTTTGGACACCTTTGCCTATACCTTCAAGATATTTGCCGACAGTGATTTGAAGGTCTTTATCAGGACTAGCGCCGGCACAGAGACGCTAAAAACAATCAGCACACACTACACGGTAACCAATGCCGGGGTGGCCACTGGCGGCAATGTTGTTTTCACGTCAGGGAATATACCGGCGACCGGCGAGACTGTTGTTATCCAGCGTGAGCTTACGCTGACACAAGGCACCGACTACGTTGAGAATGACCCGTTCCCGGCGCAGAGCCATGAGGATGCGCTTGACCGGCTAACCTTTGTCAGCCAGCAGATGCAGGAAGAGTTGGACAGATCTATCAAAGCATCTGTGACAAACACCATTACTAACTCTGAGTTTACAGTGTCAGCCACAGACCGGGCCAACAAGGTCTTTGCTTTTGATGCATCTGGGAATCTATCTGTCACCCAGGAGCTCGGCACCAACAGAGGTGATTGGGCGGCATCTACGTCCTACAATCAGCGCGATATTGTCAAAGACACAAGCACAGGCAATATCTTTTTTGTAAATGAGGCACACACATCTAGCGGTTCTCAGCCTCTTACGACAAACGCAAATAGTTCTAAGTATGACTTGCTTATTGAGAGCTTGTTTTCTGGCGTCACCGCAGGAACAGTATCAGCAAGCAAGGGCGTTCTAGTTGACAGCAACAAGGACATCACAGGCTTCCGCAATGTAACGCTGTCAGGGGATCTCACGCTTGGTTCTGGTGCAGTTATCAGCGAGGCAGAACTAGAGGCTATTGATGGCGTCACAGCAGGAACAGTGGCGGCATCAAAGGCTGTAGTGGTGGATAGCAACAAAGATGCTGCCAGCTTCCGCAACATCACACTCACTGGCGAGTTAGACGCTGGGTCGTTAGACGTTAGCGGTGACGCTGACATTGATGGCACACTTGAGGCTGATGCACTGTCAATCAATGGCACTGCTGTCACAGCGACTGGCGCGGAGCTTAACTATAGCGACACAGGCGCTGCCGTTGGCACGGTGGTGGCCTCTAAAGTAGTCACGGCTGACGCAAATAAGGACGTTGCCAGCTTCCGTAATATCACGCTAACAGGCGAACTTGATGCCGGTAGCCTTGATGTGTCTGGCGATGCAGATATTGATGGCACACTTGAGGCCGATGCCATGACGCTGAACGGCACAGCTATCACAGCTACAGCCACGCTGGACACAGGCATCTCAAACAACAATGTGCCTAAGTTTACCAGCGGTGTTGCAGACAATGACTTTCTGCGTGTCGATGGCACAGCCATTGAGGGGCGTTCCGCTTCAGAGGTATTGTCTGACATAGCAGCAGCACCAGCGGCCGGAGACTCTAACATTGTTACAACAGGCGCACTCAACAGCGGTAGCATCACAAGCGGGTTTGGTAGCATTGACAACGGCTCTAGCGCAATCACCACCACAGGCGTAATTACTGGCGGCACGTTAGAGGCTACTGCCGACACCTCTGCTGGTGACAACGCAGCGATTGGCTTTACTAGTGCAGAGGGTCTAATCCTGACAGGACAGGGTAGCACCAGTGATATTACTTTTAAAAATGATGCTGACACTACTGTTTTCAGCATCCCTACTGGTACGGACGATATCTTGTTTCCAGACAATGCCAAAGCTATGTTTGGTGCCTCCTCAGATTTACAGATAAGTCATAATGGCAGTAATAGTGTCATTGAGGATTTAGGAGAGGGAAACCTAAAAATAAAGTCAAACGGTTCAGGCATTAATTTTCAAAAGGGCGATGCTGCATTGTTAGCGACTATGGTGACAGATGGTGCAGTTACACTGTATCACAATAATTCAGCCAAACTCGCCACCACCGCTGACGGCGTGGACATCACAGGCGACACAGCTATTACAGGACATGCTTCTATTGGGGTTGACGCAATCAACTCCGCGAGGGCATTGACTGTAGCTGGTGCAACGGATGGCTCAAGTAGTTCTATACTTGTTTGCTACAACTCCAGCCTCGCATCAAAACTTGCTGTAAGAGATGATGGATTTGTTGATATTGATGGTAATATGCAGATTACCACTGCTGGAAATGACGTACAGCTTACACTCAAGTCCACAGACGCAGATGCAAACAACGGCCCAATCTTAGATTTGGTTCGTGATTCTGGTAGTCCTGCTAACGATGATGAGATTGGTTTTATAAGATTTAAGTTTGATGATGATGCTGGCGAAGTAAATACCGCAGCGCAAATCGGATGTTTATTACGAGATGCAGCTAATGGTTCTGAAGATGGTCAAATAGATATTACTACTCTTATGAATGGCTCCTCTCGTTCACGTTTAAGAATGAACGAAGTAGAAACTGTTTTTAACCAAGATTCTCAAAGTGTAGACTTCCGTATTGAATCTGACGCTCAACAGGGTGCTTTCTTTTTAGAAGGTTCAACTGGCAACATTGGCATTGGCCATCAAAATCCTACTCTTGACTCCTCTATTGCTGGTACGTCTGTTCCCAGCGGTTCTAAATATTTTCATATTAATGACGCAGAAGCAGCAGTGGTCAAACTTACTGACCCCGCTGATGGCGCTAATCGTGGCGCACAGTTTGCCATCATTAACACTACAGCTTTTCTTAACAACTGTGAAAGTGGCGGCTTAATACTTGGGTCTGGTAACACAGGCGTAATGACGATATCAGGCAGTCAAGATACTGCATTTTTCCGTAATGGTGGTGTGGTTGTAACTGTTAACAGAGGCACAGATGACGGTACTTTAGTAAACTTTCAACAAGCAAGTACCTCAGAAGGAAATATTTCAGTATCTGGAAACACTGTTTCTTACAATGCTTTTAGTGGTTCTCACTGGTCACGACTAGCAGACAACTCCAAACCTACAATACTGCGTGGCACTGTTATAGAAACTATTGACCAAATGTGTACGTGGTATCAGGCAGAGTACACATACAATGGTGAGGACAAAAGTGAGTCAATAGCGTTACCAGCAGGTAAGTCTGTTGGGGACACTTTTACATACGAAACAACCACACTTGACCCGAATGAAAAAATTACTGTCACTGCAAAAATTGTAGAAGCTACTGATGTAAAACACTCTATGTGTAAGATATCAGATACCGCTGATAGCAAGAAGGTTTATGGTGTATTCCTTGATTGGGATAACGATGAGGTTGATGAAGTTAACGATATGTACGTTTGTGCAGTTGGTACGAACCTAGTTCGTGTCCACAAGGACGTTACAGTAGAAGCAGGTGATTTGCTGTCGTCAAACGGTGACGGCACCGCAAAGGTACAGGACGATGACATCATTCGTAGCAAGACCATTGGTAAAGTTACAGCGGCTGTAAAACAAGAAACATACAGCGATGGCAGCTACACGGTTCCCTGTGCATTATACTGTGGTTAGATAATGGACCTTGTTCACATAATAGATGGCTTGATTGGCGTCCTCGTTATGGCTGGCGGCTGGTTTCTTGGTTCACAAGCGCGAGAGGTAAAGCGTCTGGATATACTCATCAACAGAACACGCGAGGACTTTGTGTCCAGGGGCGAGTTGCGTAACGATTTGCAAAGAATAACTGATAGTCTACAACGCCTAGAGGACAGACTGGAGCGCCTCAGCTCATAGGTGAACCATGCTCACTGTTTTCGTCCTAACCGTCTATATGGGGCTGGGCGATGACAAGCGACTTATCCACGACAAAATGCTTTTTCGCAGCCTGGTAGACTGCCAGTGGTATGCCGCGCGTGTGGTCAAAACCTACGGGAACTATGAGTTCTACCGCGCCGGCACTGACAAGATCACTGCCTATTGTTTGCCCCTAGAAATCCCTGATGACACCGACCAAAGGCTCTATTGATGATCGATCCTATAAGTGCATTTGCTGCGGTCAGTGCGGCCAGCAGCGCGATATCTGGCGCCATCAAAGCTGGGCGGGATCTGTCATCACTTAGTGGGCCAATCGCTAAATATGCCAAGGCAGAAGCCGAATTAAATTTTGGTGCCACACGAAAGAAAAACAGCATCTTCAGTAAAATGACGGGAGCCGAACAAGCTGGCATCGATGAGTTTTTTCGTAAAGAGCAGCTAGATGAGCTTAGAAAAGAGTTAAGGTCGATATTCATGCTGTACGGAAAGCCTGGGCAATGGGAGCGATTGCAAGCTGAAATAGCTAGGCAACGTGCATTGCAGAAAGCAGAGCTTGAACACCAAGCAAAAGTTCGAGACGCCATAATTCTGTGGGTTGGTGTGTCTCTGGTTCTAGGTATTGGCGGTGCTGCTATTTTCTATTTCATAATGTTCTTAAAGGATCTGCAATGACCGTGGAGTATATAGCAAAGCGGATGCTTGAGCTTAAAATTTTGCCCAGGTTTATGATGCTTGTGATGACAGGCGTTTATATCCGCTGCATTGAATGGGCGTTATCTCAGCCAGATTTATCAACACAGCAGAGCGCTCTAATTTCGACCGTCACAGCAGCAGTCACCGGCAGCCTGGCGGTCTGGCTTAATTCAGAGAAACACTAATGCTGCAGCTATTGATAGGGCCAATCGCAGATCTGGCTGGCGGCTGGCTAAAGTCAAAGGCGGCAACCAAAGCGGCTGAGACTGAGGCTAAGGTCGCGATGAAAAAAGCTGAGGCCAGAGTTTACGAAACAGAAGCAACAAGCCAGACGCTTATGGAACAGCGCCTGACTGATCACATGGGCGACAGCATCAAAGATGAAATTTGGACAATTTGGTTTGTGCTTGTACTGACTGGTTGCTTCCTTCCTTGGACCCAGGAGTATGTAAAAAACGGGTTTGTGTTTCTCGACCAACACACTCCTGATTGGTTTCACCACATGCTCTACATCGTGATCGGCAGCTCTTTTGGCTATCGGTTTGGCAAGCAGGGCTTGCAGCTAATAAACAGGAAAAAGAAATGAGGCTATCCGCTAATTTTACCCTGGACGAGCTGTGTAAAAGTCAGACAGCTGAGAGAAAGGGCATACCAAATCTGCCCAACACAGATGAGATAGAAGCACTAGAGCTGCTGTGCGAGCACATACTGCAGCCCATCAGAAATAAGTTTGGGCCTTTCATGGTTTCATCTGGATTCCGCAGCCCGGAGCTGTGTGTTGCGATCGGCTCAAAAATCACGTCACAGCATTGCTGCACAGATGGCAAATGTGCGGCAGCTGATTTTGAGATTCCCGGCACTGATAATTTTGCTTTGAGTGAGTGGATACGCGACCACCTAGATTTTGATCAACTTATTTTAGAGTTCTATCGCGGCGGCAATACCGGCTGGATACACTGCAGCTGGGCGCCAGATCCACGCAAAGAGCTCCTCACCTACGACAAAAAAAATGGATATAGGAAAGGTTTGATCCATGCCTGAAAGACTAGAGAAAAGCCTCATGGCCCAGGCCGCTAAGAAGGGGCTGAAGGGCAAGAAGCGTGATGCCTATGTGTATGGCACCATGACAAAGGTAGCCGGCCCCAAGAACTCTAAAAAGGCCGCTATGACCGGGTCCATCAGGCGTGGCTAAGACGCCTGCATGGCAGCGGTCAGCTGGGCAAAGTGAATCAGGTGGCCTCAACGAGGCTGGCAGAAGATCAGCTCGCCGGCAGGGCATGAACTTGCAGGCTCCCGTAAGTGCAAAGCAAGCAAAGAAATCACCGAAATCAGCTGCCAGGCGTAAGAGTTTTTGCGCGCGTATGTCTGGCATGAAATCAAAGCTGACATCTGCAAAGACAGCGCGCGATCCAAACAGCCGTATCAACAAAGCTCTGAGAAAGTGGGATTGTTAGCCATGAAACCTGGTCTATATGCCAACATCAATCGGCGCCGCGCCGCCGGCACCAGTCGCTCAAAAGATAAAAGCACAATTAGCAAAGCTGCCTACGCAAACATGAAGGCAGGCTTTCCAAAGAAGAAAAAGAAAAAAGCCTAGCCGGGTCACAAACTTTTTGTGACCCAAATAAAAATTGATTCACAGCTGGGTCACAAACGGGTCACGTGCCTGACGTAACTGGGCGTAACCAGGCGTAACTCAAACATTACGTATTGCTTTATGTGGCTTCATGTGGCACGTATGGACTTGTAATGCATCAATGTTTTGACAGGTTCGAGTCCCGTCACTCCCGCCACGCAAGCCATTGTTTTCATTACGAAAGCGATGGTTTTTTTGCGTTTGGGTCACAAATGGGTCACAAAGCATTTTTAAAAAAAATGAAATTTTACCAAAGTGGGTGCGGGATTTTTCCCTTTCCCGGTCTTGATCTTTACGTTAACCGTCAATATATATGTTGTGTAAGGTAAAGAAAGGGAGACAAAACAATGGACACCATCAAGATAGGCAAGGTCTTTTATGATGATCACTGTGAACGTGATTTGATTGCGCCAACAATCATTCGTCAGACCAAGGCTCACTATTTCATCGATGGCACAGACAACGAGGCTCTGCGTGAGCTGCTGAGTGATGCAGATTATTACAAGGAACACTCTGGGTTTGAGCCTGAGCTTTTCGGCCTGTGCCGCTCGGCGGTCGCAACACACGCAGCCATCAGCAAGCACCTAGAAAGCATTGGTGCAGCAGCGGCCTAACGGCACCGTTTTCAAGGGAGGCAATCATGGAAATAGATGTAAGCCAATATTCCTCACGTGCTAAGGAAGGCAAGTCCTCATGGTGCGTTGACACTCGTTCTCTGGTAAACAATGGCAAGCAGGAATTTTTCAAAACCAAGGCCGAGGCCAAGGCCTATGCTAAGCACGTTGCAGCCGAGATCAACCCGGCCAGCTCGCAGGCCTGGGACTGGACGTTTAAGCAGCTGTGCGACAGCTACCTTGCTCACGTACAACAAGAGTTTGACGATGGCGAGATCAAGCGCTCTAACATGCTGGAGAAAAAACGCCACGCTAGATGCTTTGTCAAACTGACCCTAGATAACCACAAGCTCACTAGCTACAAGGTGCGTGATCTTACCGCCGGCCAGATCAAGTTGCAGCTGATGAACCAGCTGAAGAAAAACCGCACAATCAAGACAGTCAAAAACATCATGGGCAATGTACGCCTGATGTTTGATTACGCGATTGATTCTGGCTGTCGCAACAGCAACCCGGCTCTCGGCGTCAAGGCCAAGGGTTCCAAGGGCGCCGGTAAAGGCTTGGCAGTCAAACCTAACGAAAGCATGATCGACAATGTCATAGCGCATATGACGCCTGTGTGGCAGCTGCGCGCTGAGTTTGCAGCGACCACTGGCCTGCGCCAGGGCGAACAGCGCGCTCTCTTGTGGGCTGACCTTGTTGACCATGACTTTAAAAAGGTTGATGTCAATAAAGCAGTCGAACACCGGGCTGGCGTTGGCGATACAAAGACGCCGGCTGGTAAGCGTAAGGTGCCGCTGTCGCCAGACGTAGCCAAGAAAATGAAAGAGCTGTGGATGGCCGAGGGCCGGCCTATGAAGGGCCTGGTGTTCCCGTCACGCACGGGGCATGTGCTATCAGACAGTAGGTTCCTGCCGGCCATACACGCTGCCTGCGATGCAGCTGGTGTTGCGCGCATCAGGTGGCACGATCTGCGCCACTACTATGCCTCTAAGCTCTTGCAGGCCTTCCCTGGCGACTGGTGGACTGTCACCAACCTGATGGGCCATGAGAGCATCAAGACAACCACAGAGATATATGGGCATTGGCTTGACGATGACGCACGTGACGCCGAGGTCGCTGATAAAATATCGGAGATCTTTTAATGGAAACGCGCCTCATAGAAAAGTACCGTGTCGGGGGTGATATCAAAACCCTCGGCGCGCACGAAACCAGGTGGCAGTTTGGCAACCATGAGATCCGCGTAAGGGTGCGGCGCGGCAACTGGCAGTATTACATGAACGCCAATTCCAGAATATCTGGCTGGAATGGGCGCAGCTTGGCAGACTTTCCAGAATGGCTGGATGTTCGCTGTCCTACCATGACAGAAGAGCAGCTCCCTGCAGTAGAAGAGTGGATGCGCCAAGAGCTCGCAGACGATAACGATACCAGAACTTTTGAGGTTTCTAACAAAAGCTATTTACCGCGCAGAAAAGAGTTTGTCGGCCAACCGTCTAGGCACTGGCTGCCTGAGTGCGATAGAGGAAAACCAAATAGAGTGCAAAGCTGGACAGAATAATGAGCGGGGGAGCAAAAGCAGGCCATTTCTTGACAAGGCCGTCTTACTTGCTCCCCCTATGGTGCGCTGTCGCTGATACAGAAACTACACGCGCCAATCTAAAAATTAATCGTCATTAAAGATCGCCGGGCCAAACTCGGACTGCAGCGTGTCACGTTTTAGATACCAGCTGCGCCCGATATGAACGACAGGCAGATCCATTGCCTTGACCAGGCGGCGCGTTCTTTGCTGACTTGCCTTTTGGTCATCACCCCAGAGCACACGGCTGGCCTCAGCAACGGTATATAAATATTTACCATCCATTACCGCCTACCTCTTGCCGCTGTTCTTGCTGCTGTTCCTTGCGCTTATTGACATAGACTTTACCGGTCATAATCTTTGGCAGATTCTTGAGCTCTGTTTCACCAGGCATTTGTTTCTGGAACACAAAGCCAATCTCAACGCCGGCCTCGGCCATTTGTGCGTGAAAGTCATCACAGATCTTTTGTTGCGAATCTGTCATGCGCTCATATCTGCCGGCATCGTCATCCCAATTTGTTTTGAATTGGATAAACATAGACGCCCGGTATTCGACCTTTTGACCAGCTGCATCCTCGGCGATCATGTTCTGCCGCAGCTTGATACTATTGTTTGAAAAATGAGCCATCATCTCTCTCCATTGTTTAGTTTGTCATATTTGGCTGAGTAGTAATCTCTGAGCTCAGCAGTGAGCTCGCGGCTAAATTCTTTTAGATCATCACGTTTTTTGCGGGTGCGATTTGCCCAGCCTGTGCAGGCGCCAATGCTATCGGCCTCATCTATCAAGCCTTTTTGCTTTGTCACCCATTGCGCCCACATATCCTCTTGATCAAACGGGATCTCATCAGATGGCGGCGGCGTTGCTGTTTCTTTTTTTGGTGCGCCCGACATATTGTCCGGCCTTGATTCTTCGAAGGCCGCAGCCTCATCCTCTGAATAGACAAACCCGGCAACACCAATGAGCTTGAGAATCACGCGGTCTTTAGCGCGCTTTTCTGCCATTGCGTAAGGATAGCTTTGTTTATGGCTCCCACGATCGATGTTTATAGGCATGGCCTCACCGATAGACCACTCTGACTTGTCCTTTAGCCGTCCAGTAACAATCAAAACGCAGCAGCGCGACACGGGGTCACTCTCAACGATTTGCGGCGCATCAAAGGTAATGCCCTGATGAGCTGCGACTTGCTCTAGCGCTTTATGCAAAGCCACCGGGGTATCGTGGCAGTCCCAGGTGGCCTGTTCCTTTGTAAGCCCTATCTCTTTGAAAATATCAATCAGGGCTTCTGGCAGCTCACTCATAGATGCCCTCCAGCAGCTCGCGGCCAGCTGGGGTGATTTCCCACACAATCTCTTGCCGGCCACGATAATTGGTGGCGCGCCTGCCGCTATCGACAGCTAGGCCCATGCGGCATAGCTCGGTGATCCTCGGCTTGACGCTATATTCATACGCCCTCACACTGCGAACAACCTGAGTACTGCTTAGGCCAGACGGGGCTGCGGCGAGGCTTTGCAGGGCTGATAGCCGTAGTCCCGTTACTTTGACTGCGATAAACTCAGCGGCCTGCCGCTCAGTGTCTTTGGCGTTTTTATGCACGTTGGGGCCAGGATCACCGGGCCAGTCTAAAAGATCTGCTTGCATCATTTTCACTTCCATAGTGTTGGATCAGGGAAAACTAAGACGAGCATGGCGCACACCATCCCCATCATGAGTACGAAAAGTATTGTGGCGAAAATCTCGCGTATCCATTCCCACATTGTCATATCAACCCCCATGTCCTTTTGGCTTCATCCAGATATGCCGGCGATTCGTTCCAGCACAGCAGGGACCAGTCTGGTGAGACCATGCCCAACAGCTCGTCCTTAGTGCTGGCTGCCCTGAGGATGTTTTCGGTTGTTTTGTGATAGTGCTGAATGTCTTGGACGACATCAGCGAGGAAATCGTCACGCAGCTCAGGCGCGTTATCCGGCGTGAACAGCACATAGTCAGTTGTGCTGGCATACAAGATAAAGGGTGGCTGGCGACCATTCAGAGCCCAGAACCCGGCAGCCTGGTAGACAGAGTTCATCTCCCACATGCCGGATAGTTTCTGAGGCGCTGAAACGCTACTCCACCCAGATTTTGTCTTGGCAGGCTTTGACCATTTTGTCTTGAGGTCTCCGCGCCGCACATAATCAGGGCGAGTGTTATGAGGTAATGCATTGCCGGGCAGCGTATCCATCAGGGCAATCTCGCCCAGGATGCGGTTCTCCCGTGCCATAGCTTCCCGCAGGCCGGCTATTGCATTGTCTATGACTAGCGGCAGCTCTTCTAGATATTTGCTTTTCTTGATCTCATCAGTGCCATTGTCCCAGCTGATAGGCCTATAGGCCTTCAGCTTATCTATAGCTGCCTGCTTGGCCTCTTCTACTGAGGTGGTCTTGCCTTCCTTGTCAGGCACCAGGACCATGTCAGTGGCCAGCTGCGTTGCAACGCCGGAAGCCATGTTAGCTGAGCCAATATTAAAATGCAGCGTGTCGAGGATCTCACGCGCTCTAGCGCGATCAGCCGGGTCTGCCTGAGGTGATTTGAGAATTTGGAAAGCCCAGTCAACCAATACTCTGACGTGGGTTTTCTCGTAAATCGCCTTTGCGCGATCTTTGGATTTCGGGTTTGAGTGCCAGAAATAGTGATGCCTGGCAGACCATTCGGGTGTTTCGTGTAGCATGATAAGCCTCTCAGTTACGAGAGAAGCTATATCAATTTACGTAATACGTAAACCCTGTTTCTTATTATGCCGAATTATTTATTTTTAAAAGCGTATCTGTTTCCATATCAGCCCAGACAACGCCATGAAATTCTGGCTGCTCGATCATTACAATTCCTGGCGATGCCCATTTAATTTTTAGGTTTGTGTAATTTCCAAAATAATGCGACTCCATTGCATAAGTATTGCGGCCTGACTGGTAAAGGATGCCATACAGCAGTTCATTATTCTCAGTCATGGCACAGCAATATTTGCCGAGCGCCCTTGAATCAACTGCGCTGGTAACAACTGGGTTTCTTGGCATCAGGCTTATCATGCCGTGCATCCAAGAACAGGCGTGGTCTTCGAGCCCTTCTAAATCCCAGTAGACTGCCATCATATCGTCAGCAAAATAGTCGTGCATATAAACGGCTTTGTTGGCGTATTTTTGGGAACGACCAGTGGTCCACATATGTGAAAGAATCAAAGGTGGGTTTTTGCCGGCATCAGCGCCAAGCATGATGGATTCGTGATCGTTACAATATTTTGTGGAGTCATCTGCCCAGGCATTTACAACTGCTAAAACCGGGATTGGCGGGTTGGCAAAAAATATCTCCATTGTTTTGCATTTGAGGATTTTTGCATAATCCTCAGCATCAGACAGGCTGATAGCTATATCCCCAGATTTATGGCGTGACAATGTGCCGGGCTGGACGCCCTTGAGCTCGGCGACCATCTGGTTTTTGAGGCCAGACCTGACCACCATTTTATGTAAGTTATTAGGTGCCACCGGAATATCCGCGCTAGTTTTACTAGTAACCATTGTCGCCTCTTTGTCGTTTACCGTCAATCTGCTTTCACAGTTAAATTGCTTTACGGCTTGTGTCAAGTGCATTACAGTCTGTTGAATATCAGTTATGCGGATTGTGTACATGCTATTGAACGACTATAGGCTTAAAAAGGGCTGGCACTATACGGATTTAGCCCGTCTGGTTGGTGTAAAACACGCCACGATAGTGCGGCGTTGGTGCTTGCCGCATGGTGACAAGGACCGGCTAATCCCTCGCGCCGACAACATGGATAAAATCATCGTGCTGACCAATGGCGAGGTCATGCCGAATGATTTCTATATGCGCCGTGACTGAGGATGAGCTGCAAATCCAAGTAGCCAGCTGGTTGCCTTTCGCGTTGCCGCCCGGCTGTGTCTTTCATCACAGCCCCAACGAAGGCACCCGGCACGTTGCCTTCAAAACAAAAATCAAGCGTATGGGTACTAAGTTTGGCTGGCCTGACCTGGAAATCTTTGTCCCAGCTGATCAGTCCAAGACTGGTCTCAGCTCGGCAATATTTATTGAGCTAAAACGCATCAAGGGTGGCCGGCTCAACGACAATCAAAAGACGATGCGTGACGCTCTGCTTGATGCTGGAGCGCATTGGGGCATGGCCCGGTCCCTTGATGAGGTCCATGAGATCCTGGCGCCCCTGGTCAAGCTGAGGGCAGGGCCATGATGCGTATCTGCGATTTTAAAAACCATTACACACGCTGCAAAAAAGGCTGGGTTTACATGCCTGATGGCATGGGCTGCGTCCAGTCTGAGCTGTGTCCGAAATGCGATGGAGAGGGACAAACACCCATGAAGGATGAAGAGCAAGACGAGCTGCTGAAATCACGCAAGCCACATGGCTACCAGTATTATCAGACATTCGCTGTGACGCTGCATGTGACATACGCCAAGAGTTACACAATACGCGCAATGAACGATGAACACGCTATGGACATAGCCGCGCGCCGGATTGCGAAGCGTCACAAGCACACTGACAACAAGGGCTTAGGGTTTGTAAAAGCTGTTCCCCTGGATGCCAAGCTTTTGGGCAAAGACTAAATGACCAGGCAGAAAGATGACTGGTATCCAACCCCTCACACAGCAATCAAGAGCCTGCTGGATGTCGAGGTGTTTGACCCTGTCATATGGGAGCCGGCAGCTGGTGACGGGGCTATATCCAAGGTGTTGGAGCTGGCCTGCTATGAGGTCATCAGCCAGGATCTGAATGATTATGGGTATTGCGCTTCCGGCCTGGACTTTTTGATGGCGACAGAGCGTGAGGCTGATTGCCTGGTGACAAACCCGCCATATAAGCTCGCTCAGCAGTTCATCGAACATGCCATAGGGCTTGGCGTCAAGAAACATGCCTGGCTGCTGCGGTTGAGCTTCCTAGAGGGGCGTGGGCGGTTCCTGGAGCTGTTTGATAATTACCCGCCATCACGAATCCATGTGTTTTCCAAGCGCCTGACGATCTGGAGGGGCGGCGAGGCGCCAGCTGGCACCGGCACGACTGCTTATGCCTGGTTTGTGTGGAACAGCAACTACAACGGCGTCCCGCAGCTGGGCTGGATATGAAGAAAAAAAGATCGATGCCAGCACCAAGACAAACAGAGCCAGAGCCATGCGTTGTTTGTGGCGCCATGCACCAGATGCACATGGGAACCTGGATCATCACAGCCAACAAGGATCTGCTTTGTGCAAATGATCGGTGTTGGCGCATTGCAGTAGAAAGGGAAAGAGATGGGAAAGCGACACAAGATGTCATGGACAGATGAGCGGCGACAAGCTCAGTCAGAGCGGCTCAAGAAAGCCTGGGCTGACAAAAAGGCCAGGAAAGATCTGCAGGCCTGGCACGATATTGGCGGCAAGACAGATCCCTGGTGGAAGCCTATTTTTGATTTATTCCGTAAAGGGGCTTGACAGAAAATGGAAAGTAAAAATAAAATCGGCGCAGCCGCGCTAGATTCTAAGCTACCCAGAGCTCAGCAAACAAAGCTCAGCGACAACCCAATAATAAATAACTTACTAAAAAGCACTGCCAAGCAAACAAGCTATGCTTATAGCTCAGCTATAGCCAGAGCTAAGCTATCGCCGCTTGATGAGCTTCAGCGCAGGGTTTTTAAGAGGCTGAGGCCCATGTATGGCTCTGATCGTTACATGGAATTGCAGAACCAGGTCAGCGCATTAGCGCCGCTGGAACGCCAAGACTGGCTCAATGACATGCAGGACAAGCTCAATGCAGTTAAGCAGGCTAACAATAGCTGAGCTTGACGAGCTCTTCATGGAAGCAGCTGAGACAGAACGCAAGCTACCAGCTGCAATGCGTAAACAGAAAATGTCCGGGTGGCCTGACTATCCCAGGGACTATTCAGCCTATGGCTATAATGCTTTTGAGGTGCCAATGCTCAAGGCAACACCCGATCAGGTTAGCCGTTACGATGCAGCATTGAACCTGGTGCTTACCAAGCTAGATGAAGAGGACAGGCGCCTGGTGTGGGCTGTGGCAGCCTCAGCTGCGTACCGGCAGCGAGGGCCACGCTGGACAAAGCTGGCGGTCATACTGGGCTTGAATGACCCCAGGATCGTCAAGCAAAGATACAAAGATGCGCTAATACGATTATACTATATGCTTTAAACGTAAAGACTATTGACGCGAATGTACCAAATCTGGTACTGCAAAAGATAGCATCGACTATATGTCGCTGTTAAATGAACTGCGGTTCATTCGCTGCATGGTTGGACCCTCTATTGTAAAGGGACTGACGCATTGTTTCCTTCCTTACGGAACCTTACTGGCTGTCTGTTGTTTACCCGAGCAACAGGCAGCTGGGCTTTTATGGATGGCAATGGCTAAGAGACGCATCACCAAAGCTCAGATGACGATTATCTGTGAGCGTATTGCTGACGGAATCAGTCTAACCAGGATCTGCAACGAGGACAGCGAGCTGCCATCGTGGCGTACAGTGCTGCGCCATGTTCAAGAGGATGAGGATGCTTACACAAGCTATAGGACTGCTAGGTCATTGCAGTGTGAGGTCATGCGTGACCAGATCATTGACCTGGTCGAGGCACCGCTGCCAAGCGATCCTAAGCTCGCAATGGCTGAGGTACAGCGTAGAAGGTTAGAGGCAGATCACAAGGATAAGCACATAAGGCAGATGCAGCCACTGGGGCTACGAGACAAGGCTGAGGACAGCAAGCAGACGAGCGGTACGATCACGCTGAGCTGGGGCAATGCTGACGTGCAGGCTAGTGGTTGAGTGGTGCAGTGCTGTCATCCAGTGGCAGGGCTCGCGCGCACGAGGCATATGTCAACCTGATTTTAGTTAACAAAGCTGACCTTGTGACCGAGCTGTGACCCGGCGCTCTGTGATGCCCGGCTAGCCTACAAGTGGGTGCGGGATACATACCCGTTTGCAATGTCTCGATTTCCTGGCGACCACCCCCGGCCCCCCAAAAGACCGGGCGCTGTGTCTATAACGTATATAAACCCTGACAAGAGCCTGTCTCTAATGAACATCGAAATCCCCTATTCCCCAAGGCCGCTGCAGGCTCAGATCCACTCTGAGCTGTCTGAGAAGCGCTGGGGCGTAGTCGTGCTACACCGCCGAGCTGGCAAGACAGTCATGGCGATTAATCACTTGCTAAGGGAAGCTGTGCTTAACCAGCATACCAACCCTCGCTGTGCTTACATAGCGCCCACCTATCGGCAGGCTAAGGCCGTTGCCTGGGACTACCTCAAGCAGTTCGCCGGCAAGATACCTATGGTTCGCTTCCATGAGACTGAGCTGCGCTGTGATCTGCCCAATGGTGCAAGGATTCAGCTGCTGGGTGCTGAGAATCCTGACAGCCTGCGTGGAATATATTTGGATATGGCCGTTCTTGATGAGATGGCTGACATGCCGGAGAGCTTGTTCCCTG